TTGATTAAGTTGGCGCTTGCTACGATGCGACGATCTAATTCGGCGCGCATTTTGGGGGTTAGTTTAGCTACGGTAAAGCGGCTAACATCTTTGTTTACAAGCCCGCCTTTGGTCACTAATCGGTCAAAAGCGCCCTTCAAAGAGCGTTCTAATTCTTTTTGCAGCTTTTCAGGCGTAATTAATGATTTTACAGCCGCATTTCTAAGCTCTTCCATCCAATATTTGAGCCTAGCTTCGTTTTCAAAGCCATATGTGATGTAGTAATTGACCGCTTGCGTAAGGACTTCGTAGAAAGTCACGATTAGTCCTTAGCGTGTGGCGGCTCAGTTGGGGCTGTTAGTGGCTCAGGCGGTTCATATTCCATGATCTCTTCAATATCGAGTTGCATGGATGAAGTGAACATATCATTCATTTCGGAAAGATTATCTTGCGCCCATTGGATCGCGCGGGCGCGGTTTTCGGGGTTCACTACAGGCAAAATAGTACGCAAGAGTTCGGTCATACCTTTGAGCTTGACTTCTTCAGTCTTGACCAATTCGCTTGGAGTTTCTTCAATCATGGAATCCCAGATTGGTATAAACGCATCTTTCCACTCGTAAAATGCTTGTTCGTATGTTTTACCAGCGTACATGTCTGGGTATTTTGCTTGAACGGCGTCAAAAAACTCTTTGTTCCATGCGCGGTGCATCACGATTTTGTCAAAGAAGTCAAACAGCGTTCTCATATCGTTACGCAAACTAGTGACGTATTGAGCAATTGCAATCGCATCTTGGCTACCTTCTGCAAAGCTGTTAGCTAAGGCTTCATCTTTTAAGAGAATAGCTGGTACATCAGTAGCTGCGGCAATGTTGGCGATGATGTTGTCACGCGCGGTAGTCATCGCGGTGTCGGTATTGTTCAAGTCGATAGACTCGATGTCCTCGTCAATATCAATTGACAATACGTTACCCGTAACACCTTGTTGTAAGTAGCTACGTTTAATGCCAGCGGCTGTTTGCATCAAGCGATTAACAATTGAGCCAGATTGCTTTTGTTTAATGACCAGCAGACCCGCTTTGAAAGTGACCAAATCGTCAGTGACCATAGACTGAACGAATGATTTCAAAGGATACAGGGCGCGCTGGAATACAGAACGACCTGTGAAACCAAAACCGGATGGCTGGAAACTTAAATAAATCGGCGCATTGTTATACACAATTTTGCTACGACTTGGATGGTATGGCTGACCCGCAGCCGTTATGTACTCTAGCGGCTTTTGAAAGTCTGGCGCGTTTGGGTTTTGGTTGGTGACGGTTGAGCCAGCAAGGTTTAACGGGTCAAGTTTATTAAAGTACAAATTTAAATACGGCAATTGCCAAGGGTCAATTTCTTTATCTGTTGGAATACCTTCGGCGCCATAGATGACGGCGGATACGCCGTACACGCGTTTGAGAAACGTCACGTCGCGAATAATGTTGGTAGCATCTAAACTATCCCACTCATCCTGAAATGCTTTAATCAACATCTCTTTTGGATGGCAATCCATTGTAATAATGCGTGGTTTGGACAACGCTAAAACGATGGGTTTTTCAATAATCTTAGGGGCTAATGGGTGATACTCGAAAATAGCTTTACAAGTTTCGTAGCCCGCGGGAGTTCCCGGCTCAATTGAATCCGTCTGAAGAAACGACATTAGTGGGGAAGGCAGGGATGTATTGGAGATGCTTATATCAGACATAGATTATTCCCAAAAATATATTGCCCATCATACCACTAGAATCCGAGTTTGTTACCTAATCCGAGCGCAATTCCATAGACGGTTGCGTCTAACAGATCGTCACTTCTCTTGTGGGCATCTGGATCCCCTAGTCTAAAGGAAGCTAATTGTGTCAGCAAGTGATTTCGCGTTGAGCCTTTAAATGCTATCGTTTTGTTGAACGCATACTCGCTAATCTTGAGCTTTTCTTGATGGTAGTAACCTGACACACTGACGGCTCTTTCATCCTTGCCCGCTTGCACCAACTTGCTATCAATCGGGCGCATCGCCCAACCGCGGTTGGCAGCTTGTTGTAACAAGATTGAACCAGTTGCGGTGTCCTCGGCGAACACGCCCGCGCTACCATACCTTGCCCCACAGCCCCTAGCTAACTCTTCTAGCCGCGAGAACACACTGGGGATCCAATGCTCGAGCAAGCCGCCATCAATCTGAACGACATCCCAATCGAGGATGGTCAGCGGAATGCCAAACTCGTTGAGCGCAAAGAACACCACTGCCGTGCCGTCATGTTGTTTGCCGCCTTTGACCGCGGTATCGAGTACGGCGTACACCGCGTCGCAATTGGTTGGATATTGTACGGGTAAACCCTCAACTAGTAGCTTGTCAGCACCAAACAGCGCGATGTTTGACCAATCCACGAATTCCGCCAAAAACTCTTGCTGGAATACCATTGGGTGGTTGCGTTCGCGTTCGCGCTCAAGCTCGTCCAGTGGAACGTAAGGGTTTGTACTAGTCGGCGCATGAAACGAGCTAAACCCAAGGTCTGGTTCTTGACAGGCTGCGTAGAAAAAGTTGTCCGGATCCAAGCCATTCGGGGTAGAGAACACCCACGATACGCCGCGAGTTGTCAACATCGTTGGTTTGATGGACTTGAACCAAATCTCGTCTTTCATCTGCGGCGACTTGGTAAATCCCGCCTCATCAATGAGCACCAAGTTGTACTCGCGCCCGCGACCTGCTAGCTCATTGTCGTTCAGTGTCCAGAAGTCAATCTTGCCGCCACTCATCAATTTGATAGTACCGTCGTTGCGATTGGCACTTTTAATGATGGGGTCTAACATGTCGCGCAAGTGATCCCATGGTTCGGCAAGCTGTTTGTGCTCGGGCGCGAAGATTCCAACGGATTGCCCGTTGCCCGCGCCCCTAGCTGCAAGCCATTCCAGAAAGCGTGTCTTTCCCCAGCGTCGTCCGCACCGTACTGCGTTTAAGCGTTGTTGCTGTAAAAACAGGGCATGTTGCCCTGAATGTAAAACTGGAAGTGTGACCCGTCGGGTATTAGCCATTAGCTAATAGCTTTCTGTTCGGGGGTGGGGTCTGGCAGCGTATTCTCAATGACGATGCGTAATTCATTGGAGCTATCAGCTTCTGGCTTGGCAGGTTTCCAGCCATGTAAGTGAGTGAGCACTGTCGTTGCTGCTTTAGTGTCGCCATTGAGAGCGTTTCTCATTAAGGATCCGCTTACATCTGCATGATTTTTAGCACGACCATAAATCACTGCTTCGGCAGCTTTTGGGTCAAATTGGCAAAGACGATTGAAGTCTACGGGCAAAAAGCCAGCAGCGATAGCTAGTGCGTCACCGGCAAGACCGCGATAGGCAGCATCATAGATGTTGGCAATCTCTTCTTCGGTAGCTTCGATTTTATCGGTCTTATGGTCAATTGAATAAAATAGGGGATCTGGTGTAAAACGCTCCATGATTACCTCCTAAGATTGACGATGGTTCGATATTAGCATAAACCCTTAAATATGCAAGATGCTAGGGTTTACCTTATATATGACAGTTTTGGGCTAGGGGCTGTTTTTCAACATAAATTTACCGATCGGGAATATATGTTGAAAAAGTGCATGAAATTTCAAGAAAGTTCCCGATCGGGAAATTAGCTATGTTAGTGACTGCTAACTTAGTTTTAAAAATTACAAAAATTTTTTGGACTTTGCAAAACACTTTTTTGCATATTTTATAGAATAAAAAACCCCATCATCGTACCCACCTATTTTAATGACCCCCTTTTTCGATTTTATATGGCAAAAAAGCGGGCGCATATAGAATAAGGGCTAGCGGGCGTTATCGCCCTGCAAACCCCTAGCTATAAGCCTTTAGCTAAAAGCTGCTAGCTTGTTGCGTATAACCGGTGTTATGTCAAACAACAATAGGTCAAATTGTCATATGCTAGCTATTAGCTACAAGCTATAAGCTAGGGGCTATCGGCTTGAAATTTAAAACCGGAGCGGGGCGCGATCAAAATTCACCTAGATTAAAAAAGCCCCTAGCTATTAGCTCTTATCTGATAGCCAATAGCCCAAAACTTGCGCCTGATAGCATGGTCAAAATGGCATGGGCTAAATAGGCTAAATTGCCATGGCAATTTAAACCGCTAGCCGATAACATTGTAAAAACCCTATTTTTTATATTTCCAATTCTAATAAATAAATAAAAAATGACAATTTGACCAATAACCCGCTATAAGCTAATAGCTATAAGCCCCCGCCAATAGGTCAAAACCCCAAAAACATAACCCAAAACATAACCCAAAAAACTTTAAAAACCCCTTAAAAATGACAATTTGCAAAAAACTATTAGTCATCATCTATCGCCCCTATAAATTACCGTTTTATAAACTAGACATATTGTCATTATTGCCATAAAATTTAACCTTTGATAAACACCTAAAAAGGCTAAAAATGACTGATA